CCGTCAGATCGGTATATTGACAACCTGCCATAACACCAAGAATCGCCACTGAACCACCGTCCGCTGCACTTACATCGACAAGACCGTTAGCCAGAGGAATTACCATGTCACCTTGAAAAATAGAACTAGATGATCCTGCTGTACCGTTGATCTGCACTTTGTAAGACGTTAAACCGTTTCCGTTCGGTGTTGACCCTAATTTGTTATGAGGTCTCAACCCAAAAGGTGAATCTGTATTCGCCATGGATTAGTCTCCTAAAAATTACTCAGAGGTTTTGTCCCCTCCGAAGGTTACACGAGATTGCCTATCAGGTTTGCTAATAGGCATGGATGGGTGATTTTCCCTCATAAGATCGTTGTCAACTGCATCCATTTGGTCTTGAGTTTGACCTCGGAAGTAAGCTGATCGTTGACTAACTGTTTCTTTAGGGATTCTTGCGAGCACTAAACCGCCAACTCCAATAACACCTGCGTGTTTACCGTCTTGGACGGTAGGAGCTTCAAAGTCTGGGTACTCATCAGCACGAACTAATTCAAAGCCTTCGCGAAGCCGAGCAGAAAGGTTCTTTTTATCATCAAAGCCCATGACTGATTCACGGACCCATCGATGAACGTAGCCCTCTGGAGGGTCTGGAGCGTCTAATTGCGACGGGGGTGTCCACGGTTTATTGCGGACGGTTTTTTCCCTTGTTTGGGAAGAGCGTGGGCTTCTATCATTCATAATTTTATCCTCACGTATTCTGCATACGAGCTTTTTGTCTCGCATATTGTTCATAAGATACACCAAGTTTATCGGCGATTGCAACCTCAGATTTCGTCAATTGTATCTTTTGTTTGCCTTTTTTCTGCCCACCACGACTTGCGGAGGCAACAACAGGACCACTTTGCCGAGTGGCACCACCAAATTTATGAGGGAACTCTTGCCTAATTCGCCTATCAACCTCAGCATAGTAGTCATCACTATGCGGATCAAACCCTTCGCCTTCCACTAAAGTTTTGTGGATAGAAAAAGCAGTCAGGGTCATAGGCTCATCTGTGCCGAACCAGTCATTTTTATCTGCCCATGCCGTAGCTTTAGGATCAGGTGGGGCAGGTTGTTGTTGCTGTTGCATCGGTTGTTGAACAGGAACAGGTTGTTGAGCTCGTTGCTCTTGCTGTTGCTTTACCATCGCAAGCTTGTCATTTTGCGAGGCTACATTAGCCAGTTGTCTTTGAGCTTCTACTTGACCATCAACATCGCCTCTATCAATAGCTTCTTTCAAAGTATTTCTATAAAGTTGATCTTGTAACTGTACTCTATTTTCAAACTCTTTAACAAATGAGTTATCTAAAGAAAGATTTTTCTTTTGGTTTTCTTCAAGCTCTTTTTTAGCAGACTGTGCGTATTGCAAAGCTGCCTGTTCACGACGCTCCGCTTCACGCATTTTAGCTGTAAGCTTGCTGATTCGTTTTTTAACCCCTTCGCTATACTGCTCTAGTTCATCACCAGATTGTTCTGGTTTTGATTCAACTTCAGCTTCAGCTTGAGGTTTTTCTTGCTCATCGGTTTCAAGAACTTCGACTTCAATTTCGTCGGTTTCCTTTTCTTCGACCTCTTGGTCTTGTTTTTGTGCTGCTTGTGGCATGGTTACTCCATGTAATTAAAGGTGCAAAATATCATCAGGGCTATTAATGCGAGCTATTATCTCGTCATCATTAAGAATGCGGACTTCTCCACCCTCGATTTTGAATCTACTTCCCGCATATCTGCCGAACAATACCCAATCCTTTTCTTGACACCAAGGAGTAGCATCTTCGCCAAATTTATTAGAGTCTTGGTACGCTAATGGACCAACTCTCAATACATAACCACATACAGTGGCAACGGCTTCGCGTTCTCTAATTTCATCAGGAACAATTATACCGCCTGTTGTTTGTTTTTTGCCTTGGAACGGCAATATCAAAAGACGCCAACCTGTAGGTTGGGGTAATTTATCTAAGGCACTTTCGGTAAGTTTAGAAGGTTCTAAGTATCTATCTTCTGATGATACATAGGCTTTTTCAAGCTCGCCTTCTTCTTTTTGTTTTTCTTTTTTGTTTTTCTTAGCAATATAATCTGGCACATATAGTGTTTTAGTCATCTTTGTTCACCTTATTTAGCAGGTCTTTTAAATCCTGTTCTGTTTTAGCAAGCTCATCAAGCCGAGCTCGTAGTTCTTTAAACGAAGTAAAATCTGTTACAGGACCAAAACATAAAGACTCTTGTATCAGACTTTGCCTATCACGAACATTTTTAAGCATATTTTCATAAATGTAAAGCTCATTCATGCTAATAACTCTAGAGCTTTTTCTCGGGTCTCAAGGTTTCTGCGTGACCACCCTTTGCCAAACGTATCAAATGTTTTCAAACCTTCGTAAAACCCCTGCCGTTTATCGTGCATTTTTTCTATCATTTCTTTAGGGCTGTGCTTTTCCACAAGCTTTAAAGTCTGCGGACCAATACCCCCATCTTGGGTTGCTCCTATAATTCCCTGCAAAGCTTTAGCACTACGTCCTGGACCAGAGTTTACAGCCCAATCAAAAACAGACCAATCAACCCCACTAGGCAAATCATCACATTTGCATTTATCCCAGTATTGGTTTTTATAGATCGGAGCTACCTGCTCTACTGTTAGATCACGCATCTCTTGCTCAGTTACAGATCTACCAAGCCACCGTTCATAAGTGAGCTTAGTAACGCCAAGATTAGTTATACCTCCAGGATCACGGGGGTGGTTTACAAAACCGCCCTCATGTTCAAGAAGCATTTCTAAACATTTGTCAAAATTAGCATTCACTCTTTAGTCTCCTCAAAAAAAGTTTGCACTTCCGTTAGTAGTTGTTCTTTTGTTTTTCGTCTGTCTAATTCAACATCGTGCATACGCATTAACTTTTCAAGCTCGATCTTACTCATGGACATGTAGTCAGGTTCATCAGAAAAGGTGGTAGTTATAACGATATTAGCCGTTGCGTCAATTATTTCTGGATCAGTAGTATCACCAACAATAATAGCTTGGGCTTCTGCCTTTGTATAAATCGTAGTTTTAAACAACGTTCCATCTTCATTCACAACATTGTAAACAGGGTCTCCTGCCATGTTTGTACCGATGTCTATCATTTTCATTTTGTTAATCCTTTTTGTTTCTCATAAGTTCTTAATCCACCTAAACCAAGCATACCCATCAACACCGTCATTAGGCTACTCATATCAAATTCAGGCAAAGGGGGTATAGTCGCTCCTGAAAGACCAACTGCAAACAAAATTAAAGGTGTCAAAATAAAATGATACAACAAAGCAATGCCACATATCCATCCCACAAAAGGTCGCCAACCCCCCTTGAATAAACTACCAGACGCAGCCTCTGCTTTGTTTATTTCTAGCTGTGCGAGCAGAGCTTGTTGGGCATGAGTATCGGACATTGTGGCAATTTCGTGTGCCAACTTAGCCCTCATATCAGAATCAGGAATCACCTTGTCTAAAATTCCAGACACAGGACCAATTAAAGAAGTAATTAAACTCATTTCTGTTTCCTTAAGAAAGTTTCTTTTTCAGCCACATAACCAAAGCAAACACAGTAAGACCGTAAACGGTAGCTACGCCAATATCTAACAAATGCTCACGCATATGGTAAATAAATTCGATCCCTGCTTCAATATCACTTGAGCCACCTGTCCCAATGTTTATTGTTTTAGTCCCTATTGTGGAAGCTTGTTGCTCAATGATAATATCATTATCTATTTTACTTCTCCATTTTTATACTTGATGTTTTTTTATCAGTCTTTGCAGAGTAAGCATTGAATCCCATGTAGGCAGCGACAACCCCAGATGCCGCGATAACGTAAACAGAGGCTATGTCTGTGATAAGCGTAGCGGCTTTGTCAAAACCTAGAACAGAAGCAAAAAGAATAATAAACGGATAAATTAACATCCCAGCTAATGCAAAGCCCGTAAACCTACGCTCTGCATTTCGTTTTAAGTCTTGGTCATGTATTTCAAGCCTACGATCTTCAAGCGCAAGTAAGTTCCATTCACCGCGCTCAATAGTTGAGTTGTTGTTTAAATCTGCTTTATCAAATTCTGTCATGACAAATAAGCTTTACCGAAACCTTTCTGGGCAGCTCTTACTCCTTGGGGTCGAGTTCTTTTAGGAGCTTTACTTTCAATAATACCACCGCTGCGTTTCTTAACCAACTTAGGCATAGGAATACCAAATATTTTTTCAAACTGTGCCGGAAATTCTTTTGCAATATCAGAGGCTGCTTCTTCATTGCCCTCTTCAGCTAACTGCACAAGCTGCTTTAATCGTTTATCCATTTTATCGCCCTCCTTTACCTTTTTTTCTTCTTACTTCTTTTGACATAGCAATAAAAGAATCATTCAATTCTTTTTTTATTCTTGCTCTTTCGCCTTGCTTCTGTTCAGCAACAGGATAACGAGGATTTTTGGCGTTTTTAGATTCTTTACCCCCATCATTTTTCAAAGTGTCGTTTGTATATTGTTCGGTTGTTTGAATTTGGTCAAGAAAATCACCTAGCTTATCAAATACGCCCATTTATTTTACTCCTCTAAATTTTATCCCAGCAAACGCAGCACCACCACCACGACTAATCCTGTCAGTATCGGCTGAAGGATAGGCACTCCCCATAAACTCAGGTTGCCCACCGTGGTACAGACCTTGACGGTCGCTGCCCCTAGATCCTCTATCAATATCTTGATTCTCGCCAATAATAATTGCAACGTGAAGCCTCCCCTTTTCTTTAGTTTTCTTTTTCTTCTTAGACATATTACCCCCTAGTCTGACTTTGTTTCTGCAAAGCAATACGAGCTCGCATCTGGGCTATATCTTCGGTACTATCTATACGATCCTGCCCTAACTGGAAAGTTTGTTGAGCACGTTGTTGGTCTAACGCAAGTTTCTGCTGATCGCTTTGTTGGTCAGCTACCATTTCTTGTTGACGTAACTGCAACTCTTGCTCTTTTATGCGTACAAGTGGATCTTCTTCTTCTGCAGGTGGTTGCGTTTTCTGATACTCAGCAATTAACTGTGCTTGCATCTGGGCAATCATCTTAGCGTGTTCCTGAGGCTGTTGTTGTTGTGCTTGTGGATCCTGTGCCATCTGTTGATCGTGTGCTACTTGGGCTTTCATACCTAAATGCTCATAAATATGTTTTTCTAACGTCATCAACAAAGCAGGTTGTAACTGTGCAACCTTACTATTCATATACGCAGAATGCACTGCGATGTGGGCATCATGGTCTTGGTCAGGAAACGCCTTCATTTGTCCCTGTCCTGCTGCTGCTTTACTCGCTTCTTGGTTTTCTGTAGACGGATCTAAAGGCTGTGGCTCTGTTTCTGGGTTTAATATTTGTTCGATATTATTCACACCCAACGCTTCATAAACACGCTTATAAGACTCATATAAATTGTGTAACTCGGGTGCTGCCTGAGCTAATTTCAACTGTTCTTGAGCTAAAACTACTCTTTGTGACATACTAAAGATGTTAGGGTCACTTACGGGTAGTATATCTACACGACCATCAAAATCTTGGGTTTTTATCTGCCCATCTACACCCACGGCATAAGGGTAAGGGGTAGGATCTTCTGAAAATAATCGCCCAAGCATCCTTAACTCTAGTTTCATAGACGAATGGAGCCGTTTATGAACCGCACTTACAATCCTATTGCCACGTTCCAACAAAGCAATCGTAGTACCGACAGGCATTTCTGTATTACCCTGCCCCATACCCATATCAGTTGTCCCGATAAAGCGTTGGGCTGCTTCTACTACAAAACCCATCAACTGAAACAACGTTCCAGAGGGTTCTTTATAAGGTAACGGCATCAAAGAAGCTTTTAAGTCACCTCCAGGAACATCTACATCCCTAAACTCTCCAGGACTTAATGGATTTGCCTCATCTGCAATGCGTAACCCTCTAGCTTTAAATCCAGCTGGCATATTACTCAGTGTACCTGCGTCAATCAACTGCCGTAAGTTAGCTGTAGCTGTGCGGGACAAGTTCCCAAGCAAATGAATCAAACCAAACCCATAAAAACCTAATCCTGGAGTAAACTTATACTGCACAAAATGTGGGATTTTATCTTTTTTAGGGTCATCTGGGGCAAAATTACGTCTAATTGACAACACTTCATTAGTATCTAAACAAACAGTTACAATATAAGGGAGCTTGATACCCGTTTCTTCACCTGTTGCATCAACATCAGGGTAATCTTCGAGATCCAAGAAACAATGGCACTCATATAAAGTGAACTGTTCGTTAGAACCAGACGGTGATCTACCTTCAATATCATCATACGCATCAGTAATTGTATCATTATTATCATACGCACCGCTTTTGCTATCCATATCAAGGTAAAACCCCGACACCTGCATCTTGCGTAACTCATTCTCAGACATTTTTATAACATGAGTAACACGTTCGGCAGTCTTTAAATCAGTAGCAACATAAGGTACAAGCACATCTTCCGCAGGAATAAACTTACTTACTGGTCTGCCCAACGCCTCATCACGATACACCTTCTTAAAAGCACTTCCTGCCAAACCAAGGTAATATAACATCTGGTCAAACTCTGGTTCATACTCTTCCATACCATACATAATTTGGTAATTCATATATTCTTGAACACGCTGAGCTTGTTGTTCAGTTTCAGGGCTAGGCGTACCCACAATATTTGCTCGCACTGGTCCTGAACTCGGTAACATCTCTTTATAAGCTTGGGCTTGAAACTGCGTAACAGCCTCATTCAACAACGGGTGGATAACTCCAGTAGCACCATCAAACGGCTCAGTCCGAGCTTCATAACGCATACCAAGTAAATCTAAACCCTTTACATAAGTATCTTCCCAATCATCTCGGCTATTGCGGTCATCTTCTACAGAATCTAACACATAACTCGCCACACCTGTTAATGTAGCATCAGAAACCATCGGGGCTAAATTATCATAAAAATTATCTGGCTCACCACCAAACGTAACTTCATCTTCGCCAAAACTTACTTCAGCACCTTCATCATTCTCAACAACTTCCACATTTAAAAAATCATTTTCTTGTTGAGCAAGATCCTCTTCTTCTATGCTTAAGAAATCATTGGGGGCTTGCACTAAAGCTCTATCAATATTACTCGGGCGTGGGTTCTGTGCCATTAATAATAATTCCTTTTTCTAGGACCCGTATCCTCTTCCTCATAATCTTCTGGGTGTTGGATAAAGCCTCCTTCTCTAAATCGTCGTAACGCTTGCGTAACCGTATCAACATAATCATCATGCTCTCCAGCAGGGAAAGCAGCACACTCTTCAATAACTTCTTCTGCCCATCGAGTATCTGGAGCCCATACTAACCCACTTTCAAGTAATGGTGCAACTGAATTCACACGAGTGACTTTATCATTGCCTCTACTCGGGCTATAATTCTGCACTGGTATCCCCATATTTCTTAACTCTTGAGTTAACGGCATACCTGACGCCTTCGCCTCAATCAACACACACTCAGGATCCCAATACTTATACTCCTCTAACGCTCGCCTACGCAAATCAGGGAAATCCCATCTGCCACGGGACGCATCCACAAGAATAATGTTTGGGGGTTCACCCTCCCTAGGATAAAATACACCCCACGTTGTTATAGCACTATAATCAGCTGACTCTTTTTTACTATACGCAGTATCATAACTCTGCATAACATACTCCAAAGGGGGCAACTCCTTTTTATCCCAACGCTTCCACCACTCACGC